GCGTTTTCACGCATAGCAATAACATATTTTGCTCTTGCTTCTGCTAACTGTTTGCGGTCGTCAGTGAATTCGGAAATTTCTTCCGCTAATTTTTCGCTCACCATACTATCGATTGCTTCAACCATTTGTGCTTTATCGTGTGCATATTTTGATGCGAACTCTTCGCGAAGTTCAGCAGTGACTTCAAGTCGGCTTTCGCTAACTTTCTTGTCCCATGCTTCTTGAATTTCAGCTCTGATCTCTTCAGAAATTGCGTTGTTTTCAAAGAGTGATTTCAGTGCGTCCAACATTATATTCTCCTTATTACTGGAGCCCTTTGATGATATTCACCAAAGACTTCTTTAAATAACTTTGCGCCTTTACGTCGCCTTCTAGCTCACGTGCCAAGTTCATAGCCTTATACCCCCCACGAGTATTAAGTAACTGCTCGTATATAGGGGTTGGGTATGCCCCTGGAGCACTGGGTTGAGCAACTACATCCACCGTAATGATTTCGTAATCGCTTACTTGTCCGGATCCGTCTTCTGTGACGTTTCCGCTACCACGTGACGAGACGCCTAGTTTAACTCCGCTTTCAAGCATTGTTGAAACTATTTGTCCCATCGGCGTAGGTAATATTTTAAGTTTCCCGTAACCGTTTGGTCCATCCATCCACATTTCTGTGATCATATGGCTCACACGGTCTAGATTAATGTTTAGGCCTTCAGGGTGATCAACTTCGCCAAGAACTGAATATCCACCAGTTATTTGATCATTGAGAGTGTTGACAGCTCTACCTATCTCGGTAACAGGGTAAACACGCTGATTGGCGTTTTTAACCCCACCCTGGATGCAAATACCTTTTAAATAAAGATCTTTACCACCCTTGGTGTTCTCGGTAGTCTCTATGACCATTTTAGCTTGGTCGAATGTCAAGTTCTCACGTAAATTGAGCAAACCCTTGTCTCCTAACATTATTACGAACCTATTACTGAATCAGTATTAGTTCCGCCTTCTTCGCCTTTTCCCTTTTTCTCGGTACCGTGGCCTTTAGAATCAGACTTTAATGACTTGCTTGCCTTTCCACCTGGAACATTAACGTTACCAGCTGTTTCGTCTTTAGCATCGTTGCCAGTTAGTCCAGTATTTGAACCACCGCCTTCTCCGCCTTTAGCAATATTAGAGGCTGTGCCTCCCATGTCATTTTTGGAAGCTACTGTAGATTTTGTATTAGTACCACCTGTTTCTCCACCGCCTTTTGTTTCAGCGCCGTGTCCACTAGATACTTTTGTTACATACTCTCGCATTAGCTCTGTATTTGAAACTGGACCTTTAGCTTCTGCTTTCGCTTCTGCTTCTTTTCCTTCAAATGCAGGTTTTTCCTCTGCTTCTAGATCGGATGGAAATCCACCCTCTGCATCATCACCACCTTCGTCGTCACCGTTGTCGTCATCAGCATCTGCATCTGCATCTGCATCGTCGTCACCGTTGTCGTCGTCGCCGCCTTCGTCTCCCATCATGGAGTCGAATTCTGCTTTAAGGTCGTCTAGTGCATCTTCTAAGTCAACAACGCGGTCTTCCAGATCTTCATGATCATGATCATCTGCTGTTCCGTCGTCATCGCCATCCCCTTCGTCGCCGCCTTCAATATCGCCGATCATAGCATCTGCTGGATCGCCGCCTATTTCTGCGTCTGCTTCTTGGGGAACATCTTCAACTGGCGTGATGTCAACAAGTTCTTCTTTAACTTCTTTTTCATCTTCGTCAGCTTTTTCATCAGCTTTTTCGTCAACTACTTCGTCTGATTCATCAGCTTTTTCGTCTGATTTCTCGTCGACTTTTTCGTCTTCTTTAGCTTTTGTGTCTTCTTTTTCGTCAACTTCAGAATCTTTTTTACCTTCGTCTACTTCAACTTCGGGCATATCGTCATCTAAAAGTTTTTCGTAAATTGTTCTGGATTTATCAACAACTATTTCGTGAAACAGTTCTTCCGCACCAGGACGGTCTTCTGCAATGAGCTTTTCTAACATTTGCTCAAATTTATTTTTGTCTGCCATTTTAAATCTCCTGTTTGTTTAGATATGGTAAGGCTGTCATATAATATTTATGGTTTTTCAGGAAAAGTACGTGGTTATCGGCTCAATATGAGCCGTTTTACATTAAGATTATAGGATCTTGAATAAATCCTTAAAATCTTGAACGGTCATGTGATGTAGGTTACCCCACACCTTTAAATTGTCTGGTAGGAAAGCTTCTCGTTCCATTGCTACTCGTATATATCTTTTATTTGGATTTTTCTGAATTATTATACCTGTTTGTCTAGCCCAATTTCCGTGGTATGTTGCTACTGCTTCAGATTTTTTATAATTTTCTGTATCTGCATATATGTTATTCAGCTTATTATTAATTCCTTCGAAGTCAAATCCTAATATATAAATGTCTTGATTATTATGTTTTTCTTCACTAGCTAAATTTAATGCTGTAGGACCAGTACTCCAACCTAAACTAGGATTAAAGTAATTAAATTTATTAAAGGATTTATATGCCCTATTAGGGTTAGTCCATACTTCATGAGTAAGTTGCCATCCAGATCTATTAATTTCTGTAACCATTTTAGTATCAACAGCTACTAGATAATCTGGTTCAAATTCTCTATATACAGCATTACAACCATATATCTTACTATTAGGGGGACTATTTTTTCTTAATTGATGTAAATCTATAGATTTTCTACTGGTTCCGTTACCTATAACGAACGCCGTAGTTGCACGGGACATTACTAGACACCCATTTCTTCAGCATTAGCCTGCAATCCGTACATTTGACGTACGAAATGCAATTCTTTTTCTGACTCCTCTCGGTGTAACTCTGCCGCTTTGCGTGTCTTATTAATTTGACGTAGTGTTAGTCGAGTTTTACGAGTGTCATCTCGTTGTACAATAGATTGATCGTCAACCGGATCGTATTCTTTATTATCAACCGGTTCAAGTGTTTCTTTATCGAAGTAAAATATTTCTCTCAACTTTGTCATATTATTATTTATGCGGGAGGGGGTGTACCACCGCCTGGTGCCGCGCCTCCTGTTGCTGTGTCTGGTGGTGGAGCAGTTCCACCGTCTACTGGTGCTGGCTCTTCACCTTCAGGTGCTTCGTCTTCCATAGCACCCATATCTGCGTCCATACCTGCACCGCTAACTCCTGCACCTCTCATTTCGCCTGCCGCGTCAGTTGGTGGTGGAGTTAAGTTCTCGTCGTTCTCTTCTTTCCATAAGCGTTCATTTTCAGCAAGTTCCTCGTCAGTTAAGCCTAAGAATCTTCCCATAGCAAATCTATTTGAAATATAAGGAACAGCCGCCATTTGTGTATATGTTCCAATACGAGCATTGTCAAGTTCACTCTGTCTGTAACTTGCAAAGTTTTGTGGCGGTTGCATTCTAATATCAAACATCGCTGTATCAATGTTGACACCCTTTTCTAATAGATAGCGTTTGAACTCTTGATTAAATTCTTCTGTAATTAAACTTTGTAATCTTTCACAGTAATTGTTAAAACGTAATTCTTGAATATATGCTGTACCAACTCTACCGTCTTGGTAGTTGCTTTGTCCATCATCTGGACCTGTTGGTAAGTATGAACTTGGAATACGTAAACCACGTACAAGTTTATTAGTGAAATATTTTAAGTCATCGATCTCACCCAAATTGGTGCCACCCGGTAGTGTCTCAACTTTAGACCCTCTACCTTCTGCTGTTTGAGGGAAGAAATAATCTTCATTAATAGATAATGGATTATATGCACTATCAATAACGTTCTGACCGCCTCCCGTCTGACTTGGAATTCTTCTTTGGTGGATGTCAGTCTTAACACGTTCAACAAATTGCATAGCCAAGTGGCTCGGCATATTACCCACGTCAACATAGAACACTCTACGTTCCGGGGCTCTTTGTACTCTATAAATTATAATTGCGTCTTCTAGTAATTCTTTTTGTTTATAAACTTTAAAAATACTTTCCAATAATGAATTACCAAATGGAAAGTTATTATCTAGTCCTTCAGATAAACTAAGGTGTATAACATTTTCAGCATCAATAGTAGTTTCTTTAACTTCTCTAGTAAATCTACCTCCACTCATTTGTTGACTAGGAGCACCAACCATTCCACGCACTCCACCTTGTAAGTATCCATCTCCTCCACCAGTAACGTTACCTGTTGTTTGATGAGGAGTTGTAGCTACCATTTCTCTAAAGTTTAAGTTTACATCTCTAATAATATATTGTTCAGGTTTTTTACCTTCTGATTCGTTTACAATTATGCGTGATACTTTTCCTGGATCAACATGAAACCATTTTTTAGTTTCAGGATCTCTAATAAAAAATGCATCACCATATTTAAAAATGTTACGTACAATTCGAAACATACGTGTATCAAATTTTTCTAGTTTAGTCCATTGTAGTAAATATTGTCCAAGTACAGTAATTTCTGAATTTGTTGCTTTTTGTTTAAAGTCCATTATAAATGGAGTTTTATTTTGTTTATTTTGTTGTGTACAAAACTCTGCAAGAATATCTAGAGCGGCATTTACTTCTGAATCCATATCCATAGTATTATATTGTCCATATCGTTCAATACGATTTGGAGAGCCAACATATACATCTGGAAGATAAGAACTATAATTTGCTTGAGCAGGTCCGAGTCCTTGGCTTGGATTTCCTCCTAAGGGACTATAACTGCCGTCGGCGCTACCTTGTTTAGTTTCTACTGGTGTAAAATACCGTTTCCAACTCATTTTTATTCCTTATCCAACTATACCGGAGCCTTCTTTTATGGCTTCTAGTTGTTTTCTTTCTATCTGATTTCCTTCTTGTGTAACAGATAGTAATTCTTTAACTACACTATTTAATTCATTTAACGCTTCTGATTGACCTTTATTGGACCCTGCCATGCCACTAACTGTACTTGCAAATGTTGCCGATACATCAGCATTCATTCCATTCATATTTTTTTCGAAGGTTTTCATTGATCCTGCCAATTTTTTAATCGCAGTTGCAACTTTATCAACATTATCAGCTTCCATGGCGTTAACAAAATCGGAAATATTTGACAATCCTCCTCCTATTTTGTCAAGATGGGTTGCATCTATAGTCTGAAATTCTTTAAGACCTTCGGCCATGTCAGAAATATTACTGCTGGAAAAGAAGCTACCTAACCATTTTCCTGCTTTTTCCAAAAGACTATCACCAGTAAATGCACTTATACCTGTGTATAAAGATGTCAGTGCAGGTCCTACTTTTGATAGTGTGTCAACATTAAGTTGTTCAAATGATTTAAGATTTTCAGCTAGTTTTGTTAATCCACCACCACCAAGGAATCCGAGAATACCTGCCCCTGCCAATTTTGCTAATGGTCCTGCTAATTCGTCTAAAACACCTGGAAGTTTTTCGAAGTCTGTATCAACCTTAACCTCAGCTATTGATTGTAGTCCTGTGCCGATGTCGCCTATTGAAGATGCAAGAAGTTTAACTGCGGC